CCTATACCTGTGTTGTATGAGCCAGTTAGTTTTGAGGTTGTGTCTCCCATTAGAGTTTCTTGACCTACTGCTGTGTTGTGAGTACCAGTTGTCATATAAAACCCACACTGCTCTCCTATTAATGTATTGTATCCACCAGTTGTTTCGCTGCCTGCATAGTCTCCAATAGCTAACGACCTAATATTTGTAGTAATTGCATTTAAAGCATTAGTACCTATACCTATGTTTCTGTTAGCTGTTCCATCATCATTAGCTAAAGCAGTACCATTACTAGATATAGCAATAGATGTATCAATGAATGAACCAATACCACCAGCAGCAGCATCCTGCCAAGTACCAGTACCACTAGCAGTGTTAGTCAATACCTGACCAACTGTACCTGCTGTTGGAACGTGTAGATTACCTGCACCTGTAGGGTGAACATAGTTATTAGCTGAAGTAGCAATACCATCTAACTTATTCTTTAACGTAGTTGTAAAGTTCTTTTGAGTTAAACCACCATCACCTACACTATAAGTTGTGTCTGTGAATACAGCACCTGAAGGCACGTTAGTCAACACTTGAGAGTCATCTACTTTACCCGCCAAGGCAGTTGTCATAGATCCTGCGAAGTTAGCGTCATCACCTAAAGCGTCACCTAACTCCTGTAAAGTATTAAGCGCATCTGGAGCTGCTCCAACCACATTAGTGATTTGAGCATCAACATAAGACTCTGTTGTCTTAGCATCTAATGCGCTTTGTAAGCCAGTAGTATCTGAGATAGTATGTGTGTGACTACTAGGCGTAAAGGTAGATGGCTTATTAACTATTGTGTTCCAATCTCCGTACGAGTACAGTAATGTATTCCAATTAGTAGTACCATCTCCAATCTTAAAATGATCGTTAGTTGTGTCTAGTCCTATTTCTCCTTCAAGAAGTATAGGGTTATTAGAAGACCAGCTGGCTGCTGTGTCTCTTCTAAATTGAATTTTCATTGCCATTTATTACTCCTAGCTTAAATCGAATATGAGGTCCGCTGAACCTGTTTCTTGTGAGTTGCTATTGCCGCCGTCCATAAAGAAAGTAGGAACTTCCCAAGACGAGGAAACTCCATTTGTCATAAGGAACAAGCCATTATTACCCGTTTGGGTAGGTAAGCTCCCACCTGAACCCGAGCCAGAAGAAGCGCCTTGGATCTCTACAATCGTACCAGACGCATTCTTAATGAATAACTTTTCATCGGCAGTGTTTACAGCTAATTCGCCGTCTGCCAGTGTAGTAGGAACTTGCCCAGATACCGAATTACGCTTTAGTTTGATTGTATTAGACATTGTTAGAACGTACCGCCATCAATGATGGATGTTGCTGTTAACTTCGCGTCTAACTCAGTAATAAGGTTTAAACCCTCTGCGTGATTTTGAAAAGTTTCGATAACTTCTTGAACAGTATCAATGATTGTAGAAGCTCCATTCTCTGTAACTAAAGGAGCAACCGTGTTTAGTAAAACTTTATCAGCTGCACTCATTAAACCAGGTACAGTTATTGTTGCTTCTGGTAGGGTTACATTAGTACCTGTAGAAGAAGTAAGAACTCTAGTGGCATTAGTGTAACCTAAATCAGTAGTAAGCCTACTATCATTCCCCACACAAGCGGTAGTACCTGTAGAGCCGTAGTCCACAGAAAGAGTATCGCCAGTTAAAGTAATACCTGTACCTGCTGTAAGGTTAGTGTCATCACTAATATCAATAGTACCTAAAGTAACCGCTTGTCCATTAAGGCTCAAGTAATCGTGAGCAGTGGTAACTAAAGTTACATTAGTAGAATTATCAGTACCTGCTTGATCTACATCTAAAGCTGTTCTAGCAGCAGAAATTGTAGTTGACCCTGTACCACCTAATGATACTGGAACAGTACTAGCAGTTACTTCTTGTCCTGAGATAGATAAATAATTATCTGTAACTGTAGTTAATGTTACATTAGTAGAATTATCAGTACCTGATTGATCTACACCTAGCGTAGTTCGCATCGCAGACACTGAAGTATCATCTAGTAAACTTCTAGCCGTAGAAGTTAACGCTGTTGTTGCGTAAGTGTCTGCAGCAGTGGTGTAAACCATCTTATTTGCTGCAGTTGTTAATCCTGCTAGTGACTCTAAGCCAGCATCATAAGCCTGTACTGCAGACCCTAACTTACCACCAATAAATAGCGCCTCATCAGTGTTGCCATCACCTGAACCAATCCACAATTTATCATTATTAAAAGTGTAACCTAATTCACCTTTCTTTAAATCACCAGCTTGTGGGGCGGTTACATTAGCACCACCTTGTTTAATCTTAATTACATTTGCCATTATATTTCCTTATATTAAAAGTATCCACCAGATAAATTGGCGTCTAGTACTATGTCATCTAAATTATTAGTCCATGCAGTATCGAAGTCGTCTCCGCTAGCCTTAACTAATAGCATATTATTACCACCACCTGATGGCACCCCTTGTCCAGCGGGGCCTGTTACTATTTTCTCTTGAACTTTAAAGTGAGCATCTACTGCTGAGCTAGTTTTAGCGGCAGCATTAGAAAAGTATCCTGTTGTTTTGTCACTACCTGTACTGGGAGTTGATCCATTACCATAGAATGATTTATCCATAGCGTTCCTCCTTAAATAAGCCTAGCAGAATAACTAGACACAATAGGCCCGCCAGACACCTCAGCCTTAATTGCTTTAGCGTTTAAACCAGCCATCTTTTTATCGAAGAGAATCTCGTACTGACCAGCGGCCTCAACATCCCCTAGGAACTCTGATGCCACCGCTAATGCTCCATACAGTATTAAATCAGGTTCCCCTGCTAAAAACCAGGTAACTATCTCGATATCATTAGCAATAATAGTACAGTAGTTTGTTGCGGCGTCATATGACACAGCGGCAGAATCTCCTAGAATATTGCATTGAGCCTCTGTACTGCTAAATGTAGCGCCTGAAGCATAAGTACTACCTACTGAGGTTAAGTACCTATAATAAACCAACGTATAATCACCTTCCTTATTAATAACTCCATCATTATTTATGATGAACTTATCTACATCTCTAGCAAAAGAGTTAGAAAGAGAAGAGATAGCCTCGCTTCCCGTTCTAGTGAAAACTTTAAATGAGCCGTCTTGATAATACTCTCTAAGCTCTATCGCTTCTAGAAAGTCTGAAGGAATATAGAAAGGGGTGGAGTTTGTTATGGAAAAAGATACGTCTGTTTCCATAACAGGAATACGCAAAGAATCATAAATCCTACTTTCAGAAGTCTCAATAAACTGATCAAGCTGAGAGTTGGTTAAATCTGTTCTATTTAGCCACTCAGCGACTGCTGTGCGTAATGTAGCTTGGTTGTTGATAGTGGCCATTTAGGTCTCCTAAATTAGTTAGTAATACATTAAATGAGGATACTCTGTTTTCATTATCCTTTTAAACTTCCTCATATCTTCAGGTTGAATGTCTGGATCATGAATGTTGATCTTATGCTTTGTCATAATATCTAAAGCTACAGTATCAGGCACATTACAAAAAGGTTTAAATCCTGTGTCGATCTTCTTACCATATCTGTTATGCCTAGTAGATTCTCTTAATTCTTTAGCCCAAGCAAGATGTGGAGCGATATCTTGGGTTACTCCAATGATATCGCCACTAATGCCTACATTGTAGCCTTTAAATAAATTATCGTTTATCATCTATTCTCTCATCTTATTTATTATTAATAAACTCTCTTTGGAAAGCCTATTAATAAACCCCCTCGTTAGAAGGGGTCTAATAGTAGCTTACTACTTACGCAGTAATACCAGTAATTACACCGTTACCAGTCGGAGACTTAGCCTCGAAAGTAATCTCTTGAACCATGTAAGAACGTAGAGAGTCACCATCTTGATTAATGTCACTGAACTGAATCGGACGTAACGTATTGCAAGACATCAATGAAGGATCGTAAACGAACACTTCAGTGTTATCCATAAGGTAGTTGTGAACTAACTCAACATCACCAAAGTCAGACTCGTATAAGTCAACTGATTGACGTAACTTACCTTTCTCATCGATGTTACGTCTAACGTTAGTTGTTCCAGTCATAAGATCTGAGAACTTAACTTTGTTAGCAGTAGACATCATCACCTTAGAAGGTGCAGCAGATGTTTCACCGTTGATACCACGAAGAACTTCGTTGATATCGGCTAAAGTGAACGCAGTTGCTGTATGAGCAGTAGCAGCTTTGTTTACGTTAGAACCGTCACCAAGGCCAGTTACAGAACCAGTACCAGTTGGAGCAGCAGCAGTACCCGCAACTACAGCAGCTGAACAGTAAGACTGGTATGCACCCATTAAACGAGCACCTGCAACAACAGCACCTGAAGCAGAAGCTGAAGCAGTAGAAACCTGCTTAGATACTAAAGTCTTCTCAACGTCACGCATCATTTCTTTACCACGCTTTTCAGTTTGGTATTTGAATTCAGACTTGCGACCAGCCTTATCTACAGACTCTAACGTACCTGATACACGGATACCTTTAGTAAAGATCTGTGTACGGTTAGTTAGACGTGCAACTACTGGAGAATCGCTTTCAGCGAAAGAAGATCCTTCAACGTTAGCGTTCAATGCAGCAGCAGCAAGAGTGTCAGTAGACCATTCATGCATAGTTGCAGAAGCTTTACCCTTACCAATTGATGATAAGAATGGAGTCATATCTCTAGAGATGTTAGAGATGTAGTTTGCAAGATCCTCTTTCTGTCCGCCTTGCGTGGTTGTTTTAAAATTTGTAGCCATTATCTTATTCCTATTATGTCAGGAAGCCTACTCAAACATTGAATCAATTATGCTATCGAAAACAACTTTATCGTCATTCTCGGAACCCTTACCTTTATTAATTCTCTGTCTGGATTGGTCTATCCTATTAGATTTTTTAGTGTTTTTAGAAACAGGCTTTTTAGTAGGTACTCGTTTGACAGCAACTTTCTTTCGTTTCACTGCTCCCTTACTTGTACTTTCCTTCAATCTACGATATCCATCAATTACAGATACTACAATAGGGTCGACAATAGAATCTACTAATTGCTCACCTAAGCCTAAGCTTAATGCGAACTCTCTATTCTTTAAGGCAACGTCTTCCGACCAATCAGGAACGAGATTTGGTATCTCTGTTTTGAAAGATTCAACCTGTTGGTTAAATGCTTCCGCTTGTTGTCCCTGCATCTTCTGCCCCATAGTCTGCATGATAGAGTCTCTATTGGCTTTACGTTTAGAATACTCTTCCTTAGCCTTCTCAAACTGACGATTCAGTTTTCCAGCTTCGTAATCATCTTCCTCGTAAGCCTTATCGACTTTCTCTTGCAGACCTTTAAGAATATTTAAATCCTTCTCGTCTTCATTACCTAGTAACTGCGCATTGATATTAGCGTACATCATAGACTCTTCCTTAGCTTGCGCTAATTCTTTAGTCTGTTTCGCGATTTCATCCCCTTTCTTTGACTGATGTTGTTTAGTCTGGTAATTGGCAATGAGTTCTTCCATAGTTACTTCACTAGTCTCACCGTCAATTTTAACGGGAACAGTAAAGTCCATATCGATCTCACCATCGTCCGATTCATCAGTATCATCTTCTTGGGTAGCTGACTCATCGTCATCATCCTCATCTTCAACTTCTTCCTCTTCTTCACCTTCATTTACTTCATCAACTTCTTCAGCGTCCTCTTCCGTGCGTGGATCCACACCTTCAAGTTCTTCTGTGTCTTCTTCACCATCTTGGGTAGCTGTCTCAGGCTCTAAGCCTAAAACATCATCCGCCATCGCGTCAAAGTCAAAGTCTGAAACTTGCGACTCATCCGTTTGGGTAGCTTCGCTATTTATTTCCGACATATAGTCTCCTATTATTTAGTAGGAGGGCCTATCTAAACCCTCGCAATCAATCATCATTAGTTCTTAAATAGAACCTCTTACTTCTTACTACACTTATCACCGTGCCATCTACCATACATCGCCTTAGTAAGACCAGTAGTACCACAGTGTTCGCATGTAAGACCTTCCACACTTACCTCAGGTGCTTTTTTAACAACACCCTTCATAGCAAGTAAGTTTTTCTTAGCTTCAATTAAATCGTTAAGACCAGCAGCATTAGGCATAGTACCTCTTGCAGCAGTTAAAGTTTTTACTTGAGCGGCTATGTGCGTATCAATATTCTTGACAGCAGCATCTATATAATCATTCATCATTCAGCGCCTTCTTCACGAGATTTATTATTTTTAGCGGTAATAGAGTTCTCGATATTTCTTATTACTGCCCCCTGACTAATTGCTAACTTGTAGATAAACTCTCTGCGCTCTGTTTCAAAGTGTTTGGTATCTAGCCAATCTCTGAACAAGTTATTGAGAATATCCTCAGTCACCATAGTCATAGTATCTTTCAGCTCTTCACATTGATAACCTTTATTCAAGGTTCTCTGGGCATCATCATATACAGATACTTTCTTTGGTTTACCATCATTCCCCATCTTGTGCGACGGGTGTCTATTATACTTCTGTGTCATCTCTCATCATCCTTCATTCACCCATCAGTTGTGATGGGTCTATTCCAGCTTGCTGTGCCATCTGCATAGCTTGTTCTGGGTTCTGCATCGCAGCTTGAGCTAATTGCTCTCCTTGCGCTTGTATCTCTGCCTGTTCAGTTTCCTCTTGCTCGGTATCTTGGTATAAGCTCTGGAAGTCTACAGGAACCTTAGGGGGAATTGTTGCTCCCTCGGTACCCATAGCCTTAACAGCAATCTCAGCCCATTTACGATTAGATTCATCTTCCGCAGATAGTAATTGACGTTTATTATCAATCTTTTTGTTATCGACCTCAGCCTTAATTAAACCAATATTAGCCTGACTAGTTTTAATAGCCATCTCTTGGTTCTGCAACTCAAGCTGTTTAGCTTTCTCAGCCTTCTGACTATCTTCCTGCTGCTTCTGTTGAATCTGCTGTTGACCAGCTTCATCTTCAGGGTCTACTAAGAACCTTGTAGGATCCATTCCCATATTCTCAAGTATGTCTGAGGCTAGGTTGAATGAAGCCATAGGGTTAACGTAGGCTGCCGCAGTCGGGTCCTGTGCCATCATCGGCAACATTTCGGCTAGCTGGTTAAGCTTAACTCCCACATTCTGATTAGAACTTTCTCCTAAGTTGGCCTGAACTTCTAAGTCCATATTTGAAGGCATCAACTGCAGTTCTTCAGCTGTGATAGAAGCGTAACTAGCTCCCATTTTGTATCTTAGAGGATTCTTTAAATTACTCTTCATCTCTCTAAGAACTCCGCGACAGAGGTCTTTAATCCCGCTTTCTACAAAGCGTCTAGCAACGTGCTCGATTCTTACTTGAGCAGCATTTTGAGCACCAGCCATCTTACCTTCAGAATTACCTGATACGTATAAAGTATCATTTAATCCCATAGCAGTCTTGGTTAGACCAGTGGATTGTTCTTTTTGCAAGCCTAAGAATTCTAACATTCCAGCGGTTCCTGGAGATATAGGTTCAGGTTGCAATTGCATTGTAGCTGCAGCTGGATTACCGTTTGTAGCGATAATCTGCTTAGGCATAGGGTTCTGTAATGCAGCAAAGTCTACTACATTTGGATCTGCCAACGTTCTTCCATAGTTACCGAAGTAAACGTTCTCTACGAAGCCTCTTAAGATAGCAGTAGTCGCTTGTGTCTGACTACGTGACATATCTAATAGAGATAATCCGTAAAATTCATGAGGAATCTCGATAGGGTTCAACATAGCTAGCGGAATGTATGAAACATCATCCTCTTCTAGTATAGTATCACCAGCTTTGATGACATGCTTAAGTTCTGCAATACCATCGCCGTCTCTATCTGTTCTAATCCAACATTCTACTACAGTTACTTCAATATTAGCTTCTTCTTCTTCAGTATCTGAGTTAATATCCCAATTACGTAGGCCTGCTGCATCTTTTCTAGCAAAATTATCGATATTGAAGTCAGCATAGTTAGCTTCTTCACCTAAATCAGCAAGGTCACCCTTAAAATCAGGCCAGTTTTTTCTAATATCTGAGCGAGTCATGTCAGTAATCAAACCAACAAACTTAGCGTCAGAAATAGAGGTAGCTGCTCTATCAATAATGAAAGATTCAGGGGCTACATTTCTTAATTTAACGCCAGATTTATCAATCTTTCTTCTTAATCTGACATCAGTATAAGTGATAACACCTGTACCTAATAATGTTAGTTCTTCATTCAATTGTAGAGTACCTACGATCTCTAAATCAGGATCAGCTAGTAATTGGTCTAAAGATACTTCGTCAATAGAATCATATTCTTCTACTTCATAGTCATATTGCTCTTCCCAACCCCAAGTGATAGCACTATTACCTAATACTACTGCACTCTTAATCCATGTTGATAGTTTACTCCAACCATCAGGGTTAGAGTTAAACAAACAATAATTCACAACAGATGACGCAGTCTGAGCTCTCTTAACAGCCCCTACACTATCGTCATAAGGAGTAAACATAGCTAATTTATTATTGTCAAGTAAAAGCTTAACAATTAAAGCGGTGTACCCCTCAGCTATCT